GAGGTTTGTGTTCATGATGTAGACCCATTAGATGTCTATATTGACCCTAATTCTCGTGATCCTTTTGCAGATGATGCTGAAAATATAATCATATCAAGACTCTATACAAAAGATCAGGCAAAAGCATTATATCCAATGTATGCAAAGGCTATTGGCAATGCTACTACAGACAATTTCTTATCTGATAGGCCAACGACAGCACGAGAAGATAATGGTGAGACCACTTGGCCTGAAACTCCAGAGACTCAAACATTAGTTAATTTTGGTGATAGCGATGAGTATGTCAGGGGATATGAAAGATATTATCCATTGTTGATAGATTATTATCGTGTATTTGAGAGTATGACTGGTGATGAAGATTTATTAGACGATGAGGAATATGCTGAATATTTACAGCAACCTGCTTGGATTATTCAGGGTCAAGTTATAACTGAACCCGAACAAGCACAACAAGTGATCCAACAATTACAGCAAATGTATGCTCAGAAAGTAGAGCAAGGAAGAGCTCAGGGGAATCTAGAGTTACCTGAGGAGCCTGATGTACAAGAAATTACTTTTAAAGATTTAGTTGATCAGGGACAGATAGAGGTAGTAACAGTTCCAACCAAAAGAATTAAACAATGTGTCATAATGGGCGATAAGCATCTATATTCTCGTATCCTTCCTATTGATCAGTATCCTCTTATATTCTTTATGAATCAGCATACTCGTACCCCCTACCCTATGTCGGATGTTCGCATGGTAAAAGGTATGCAAGAGTATATCAATAAAACGAGAAGTTTGATTATTGCCCATGCGACCACGAGTACTAATACAAAGATTTTGATACCATCAGGTTCGGTAGATATGAGGGAGTTTGAGCAGAAATGGGCCCAGCCCGGAGTAGCCATCGAAGTAGACTTTGATCAGGGCCAACCAACCCCAGTTCAGCCAACTCCCCTACCGAATGAATTGTATTCTAATGAAAATACAGCTAAGAATGATATTGATCATCAGCTTGGCCTTTATGAAATGACTATGGGGAATTCACAAGTTGCTCCACATACATATAAAGCTACGGTAAGTCTAGATGAGTTCGGTCAGAGGAAGATGAAGAGTAAACTTGCTGATATAGAAGCTGGTCTAAATAGGATAGGCCAAGTAGCTATCCCCATGATGCAACAATTATATACAACTCAGAAGATTATTAGGTTATTACAACCGAATAACTCTATGACTGAGTACGCTATAAATAAGAAATTATTCGATGATAAGTCAGGGGAGATTAAAGTTTTAAATGATATAACTATCGGAAAGTACGATGTAGTAGTAGTTACGGGTTCTACCATGCCTACTAATAGAATGGCACAACTCGAAATGTATATGGATGCTTACGAAAAGGGTATTATTGATAAGCAAGAGGTCTTAAAGAAGACAGAAGTCTTTGATATGGAAGGTGTCTTGCAGAGAACAGATTTGATACAACAGTTGCAATCGCAACTAGAGCAGGCAACTGAAACAATCAAACAAATGCAGGGTGACCTGCAAACAAGAGAGCGTGAAGTATATCACGCCAAGATGAAAGCCGAAGTCGAAAAAACAAAGTCTGATCTGAAGGCAACTTCTAATCGGGCTAAAATGTCTGGCACTCTATTCGAGAAACGCCTAGATGACGCTTTAGGGCAAACTAAAAAAGAAGTGGCAGATGCTGCTTCGAAAGCAGGCTCACCTTCTTCGAGCCCTAAGAAGAAGCAGTCTAAAAAATAGGAGAATACTATGGCTGAAGAACAACAGATAGTAGATACCCCTCAGAATCAAGTGGATACTCATTCAGTTGATCTACAAGAACAAGAGGGTTCTTTAGTTGATGATGTCATATTCGGTGGAGAAAAAGGTAGTGTCTCGGAAGCCTTCGATGAGGTAGAGCAGGAAATAACAGAGCCTGTACAATCCCAAGAAGAACCTTCAGGCCCACCAGACGTGGGCAATGATGAAGTTCGGTATCAGTATTGGCAATCTCAGGCTGATAAGATGCGTAACGAGCGTGATCAGTTGCAGCAGCAATTTAATCAAATAGCTACTCAACAGGCACCTCAACAACCGCAACAAGAACCTGAAGTTGAACCTGAACCAGAATTTCCAGCTCCACCCGAGAAGCCGCAGAAACCTTATGGTTTTTCAATGGATGATGCAGTCGCTGATTCATCTTCTGAAAGTGCGAAGTATCTTCAGGAAGAACAGACATGGCGTGATGGCATGGATGAGTATAAGAACTTACAGTTTGAGTACCAGATGGCTATGATGCAGGATGAACGTGAAAATCTGAGGAAAGAACGCACAGAGGATATTCAACGTCGTGAAGCTGAGCAGAAGCAGACAGAGCAACTTAATGGAGTAAGAAGTCAAATTATGGATCAATATAAAGTTGACCAGAGTGTTGCAGACGATTTTATTAGAGTTATGTCTGATCCTTCTTCTATCAGCATTGATAATCTTTGGAAATTATATGCTAACGATAAGGGTTATAGCTCCCCTCAACAACAAGCTGCAACTCCTTCGGGAGATTTTCAGCAAGTGAAGAGGGCACAGCAAGTACCTGCATCGATGGGGGTTATGCCTTCTCAAAGTAGACAGAATGAGGGTTCTATAGAAGATAAGATCATAGACAGTATGATTTCTGACTATGATAAACAGAACCCTTGGAGTTAAAAACTAATAGGAGTTAACTATGGCAAACGTATATAGCATCAGTTCAGGTGCAGGTATGCAGTCAAGCTCGATTGATCATTCAAGACGAATGTACAATTTTGGCGAAAAAGTTGCTGAACTCGCTCCGAAACAGTCTCCATTCTTCACTTATTTATCTAAAGTAGCGAAGAAACCTACAGATGATCCTGTTTTTAAATTCTTAGAACAGCGTCATCAATGGCAACGTCGTAATTTTGAAGTAAAAACTGCAATGACTACCTCTGCTCACAGTGGTAGTGATGCTAACTTTAATCTTACCAACTTGCAGGTTGATTGTCTATATGATAAATATGGTAGAGTCGTAACCACAGCAACACTTCCGAACTTCATTCTTGAAGGGCAGATTGTTGTAATTGAATGTGAATACGATGCAAACGGTTCTGACGCAGGTGTCGGTTCTGAAACTGCAGCTAAAGCATATTATAAAATTAACGCAACTCCAGATGTAAGCAATGCTGCTTATGCTGAAATTGATGGTACTTTTATAAAAGTTGTTTATAAGCCTACAGCTTCAGTCAACGGTGAGATCACGGAAGCTTCTGCTTCTAAATTGATCTTCCGTGCCGATGGCAAAGGTCAGGTAACTGGTTCAGCTTTTGCTGAAGGATCAACTGATCCTGAAGGATGGAAAGACGAGTTCTATGATAGGGAAGGATATTGTCAGATTTTTAAAACTGCAATCTCTTTGTTTAGTGGAACTACATTAGCAACCCGGTATCGTGGTGTGTCTAATGAATACAAGCGAGTATGGCAAGAGAAGTTAATGGAACACAAGATGGATTTAGAGCACGCAATGATGTTTGGCATTGGTACTGACGATTCCACATCAACTGGCCCAATAAGACGGTCATGGGGTATTGTACCCTATACAGAAGCTTATGGTAAGATCAAAACTTTTACCTATTCTGGATCATCTTATGACGACATAATTGATGCAATGGAAGATGTCTTTTCACCGGAGTCAGGCAACAGCGGTAATAAACTCGTTCTTGCTTCACGCAAGGTCTTGTCTTACTTTAACAAACTCGGCAGTAGTTCTTTCTTAGGTAATACTATGGCACTTGGTCATACCGCTACAACTAGTGGTGGATCAAATGGTTATGGCTTAGATATCCAAGGCGTTAAAGGTGCTTTTGGTCATCATGTAACTAGAGTTAATACTCTATATGGTGATCTGCATCTAGTCGAACAGCCTCTATTTAGAGGTATGTGGGAAGACTATGCTATTATGGTAGACCTTAAGAATGTCGCTTACCGCCCATTGGCTGCTAATGGTGTATCTCGTGATACGCACATTATTACCAATGTACAAAATAACAACGTTGACGGACGGAAGGATCAAGTATTGACCGAAGCAGGTCTTGAAATTTCTTTACCTGAAACTCATACCTTGTTAAAATGGGCATAAATGTCTAAGTTTAGGGGGGCTTTTTTGCCCCCCTCGACTAAAGGAGGAGTATGAAAATAGTAACTAGTAATGATATCGGTGGCCCTTGGCAGTCTGGAAAAGAAGAGGTCAATGATAATAGCCGTCGACAGCAGAATATAAAAAATCGTGGTAAGATAAAGATTACCAAGAAGAGGAAGAAATGACATCAGCAGTGGCAAAAGTAGTAATGTCAGCTATGAGAAAAAATAATATAGCCATTATAAAGGCTATGGCTCAAAGAGCTCGAATGTCAACAGGAAAATTAGTGTCTCAAGCAAAGAAAATTAGTAGAAAAACAAAGAAGAGCAAACCTATGTCTAAAAGAGAAAAGACTACAAGAGCTAGATTAGGGCAAAGTACATAATGGCTTTTAATACAGATATAAGTTATTATGCGGGAAGTGTGTCTGGTAAAGATGCAGCCATTACTTCGTTCTTAAAGGCTGGAGTTAAATGGGTTATTAATCAGATTGAGAAAACTAATCCAGATTTATTACCATTATTTGCACAGGTGAGTACTTTAAATAATTCTTCTACTACTCTTGCACTTACTACTAATAGTAAAATAATAGATGTGGTCAGAAATAATGCTGACGACGGAACTACCGAGGCTTTAAAATGTAGCCCAGTGAACGCTGCTTATCGGAGTAATGTTGTCAATACAGATAGTATTTATTATGCAGGAAAAGATTCTCCTGTTTATTATATTGATAACGCTGTACTTACCGTTAAGCCAACTCCTACGGCAACGCAAACAGCAATAGTAAGTATAGTATTACCAGATACTTCAGTTGCTTACAATGGGACTGCTATAGCTAATTTCCCTAGTGAGTTATATCATGCAGTGGTATTATTTGCAGCAGTTCAACTTTTACATAATAAAATGGCTTCAATGGGGGCATTGCTACCTACTGATCTAGATTCGGATACCACAGTATTTGATGCCATAGCTGATTATTCAAGTACGCTAAGTGTTTCTAGTAGCTTACCTTCAGCTATCAATATGGGATCGACTGCATTGCCATCTGCTATTTCAGTTTCTGCTGATTTACCTAGTGCAATAAGTATTACTAAGTCTTTACCAAGTGGGATAAGTATTACAAAAGGATTGCCTAGTGATTTTACTATAGCAAGTGATCTGCCAACAGCTATCAGTATGAATTCAATATCTCCTCCTAGTGCTTTTAGTTTTAGTCAAAGCGTACCAAGTCTTACTATATCTACTACTCTCGACTCTGAGCATGGTGACGCAATAGGAAAAGTAAAAGCCCTTATAAATGTTGGTCTTGCTACGGACGAAGCAAGCGGCAGTGGAGATGATGCGACTGCTCAAAGTGCTGGATATTGGTTAGCTGATGAAGATGAAGAAATGACTCAGGCTACTATTCAAACTGCTGCACAAGAATTACAAAGAGCTTCTGGTTGGTTAGCAGAATTTCAAGCTGGGATTAGTAAGGAAGTACAACAATTTGATGCAACTGTTACTAAATACACATCTGAAATTCAAAAGGAAACGTCGAGAATGCAGGCAGATAGTCAAAGACATTCGGATCAATTACAGAAAGAAATGCAAAGAGTTGCAAATGAAGCTCAGATATATAGTAATGAAATTCAAAAAGAAACATCTCGTATACAGTCGGAGATAGCAGAATATAGTGCTGAAATACAGAAGGAGTCTTCTAGAACAGGTACAGATGTTAGTATTTATCAGGCTGAACTACAAAAAGAATCTGCAAGAGTACAGAATGAAGCTACTATATTTACGACTGAATTAGGACTTAGGACTTCTCAAATGCAACAACAAGTTTCTGCATATACTAATTTATTAGGCAAAGAAACTGCTAGAGTTCAAAATGAAGCAACTATTTATACTACTGAATTACAGAAGGAGTCTACAAGATTACAGGATGATCTTTCAGAGTATACTACTAATCTGCAAAAAAAGGTTACCCTTTATACTACAATTATTAGTAAATTAACCACAGATTACCAGTGGCTTCAAGGCCAGTATCAGGTTGTTAAACAGGAACTTGGTGAATTTATGATGCCCTACACGTCACCGGGTAAGACTGATAGTACTGTAGAAGGAGTAAGACGTTGAAATTAAAAGAAATGGTAGAAATGGTTCAGCAGCATCACCCAGATATGGGAGTTACTGAAATAGTAAAGATGCTTAACATAGCTCAGGATGAGTATAGTCAGAGGACAAGAATGCTTGAAAAAGCTACACAGTTTGACTTAGCGGATGGTCAAAGATATTATGCATTAGATGGTGCAATTCTTGAAATCAAGTCGGTAGACATGGAAGCTGCTGATGGAAGTGCGGATCATGTCAATATACCGAAGTTAGTTGGTAGACCAATAAGAAGGGACTTAACTTAATGGCTGGTACTTATATAGATAATTGGAGTAATAGATATGCTTTGAACCAATGGGTCTGGTGGACTGAGAGAGATGCAGTAGGGATTGCTAAGTTTAATCCTAATACTGAGAAATTTACATCTCCTGCTACTGCACAGGCTGGTAAAAAGATTACTCTGTTCTATTATAAAAAAGCTGCTCAGTTTACTGAGCCTTCGGCTGCAGGGTTTTCTTGGACAGCTGTAAGTGATTTTCCATCGCAATTTCACGATTATATAGTTGCAAAAGCTGTGGCATTAGGTTATGAGAAAAAACCCGAGACTATTCAATTGGCTCAGTACTTTCATGAAAAATTTGAAAAAGGCGTTAAAGAAGGAAGAAGCTTTGCCTATCGAGCAAGAGCTGGCACCGTTAAATACATAAAGGCAGTAGACTTTTAAAGGAGGTTATCATGCCGTACGATGAAGAAAAACAAGGATGGTATCCCGGTAAGCATATAAAAGGTTTACTAGGGAAAGTAAGAGATCATGCTGCTAAGTTTAAAGAGGGCGGAGAATATGGCCCAAGGACAATAGAGCAGCAAATGCAGACTGCTGTAGATAGAAGAGATGCTGTCCCAACTCCAGATTTAGACTGGGGTGGAAAACAGAATGTGGCTAGAGCTGCTGGGGCTGGATATGCTCAGAAGGCAGCGAAAACATTTGATCCGTCAAGTAACGAAGAAGTTCTTTCAATGCAGAGAGCATTGAATGCTGCTGGAATAAAGGGTGCGGACGGTAAGCCTCTAAAAGAGGATGGGGTACTAGGTGCAAATACAGAGAGGGCTCTAAGATATTCTCAGGGACAAAGAGATGACCTCTCAGGATTATACGATAGGGCAGAGAGCATGAGAGATCAAGGAATTCAAGATTTACCAGAAGGTTTCCAAGGCCCAGCTCCTAATACGGTAATGCCAGATGCGTCCATGCGTGACGCTCAGACATTAGAAGATAATCCTGAAAGAAGTTGGCTTGATAAATTGAAAACAAGAGTTACAGGTCATTTGCAGCAAAATATTAGTCCTCCCGGCCCGGGTGGTAGAATGGGAGCTTATGGTGGTGGACGAAGTGGAAGAGATTATTAATGGCAATTAATACTAGAGCATATGATTGGGAAAGAAATAACTTTGGTACAACTGAGTTTGATGACCTTGGTGGATGGGCTTTTAACGATCTAGGTAATCAGTATTTTAATTCTTTTGTAACCGATAATTTTACTGCTGTTTCAACACCGACAAGTCCAACTCAAAGTGCTGTTACGGTTGGCTCAGCAACATATACAGATCAAACTGTAAGTGCACCAACATTTACAGAAGTCGAAATAATAAGTGAGAATTTTTAATGGGATCATTATCAGGGCCTAACAAAATAAAAGATGTCTATACCAAGCTTGTCTTTAAGGGTTCGGATGGGCTTCTTTACACGGATGACGGGACAGATGATGTAGAGCTCATGAATCCTGCAATTCAGGGTGTGTTGAAGAGTACGACTCTTCCGGGTTCTGGAACTGAGGGCGACCTGTATTATGATACCGATGACGATAAACTTTATGCTAGGGATGAGGACTCTTGGAATGAGATAGTCACTAGTATATCAGGAACTGTCGATGGCGGTTCTTATTAACAATGAAATAAGGAAGTAACTATGGCACGTAATAATGCGATACAGATTAGGCGAGGAGCCGATGGCTCTGTCCCTACTACCAATATGGTAGCTGGTGAACCCCTATTTAGTACAGATAATGCAAAACTCTATATAGCAACTGATGCTACTACGAAGTCGTGGATTGGAGCAACTATTCTTGACCAAGATAATATGTCAGGAAATAGTGCTACTTCTTTAGCGACTCAGCAAAGTATTAAAGCCTATGTAGATGCCCAAGTAGCAACGAAAGACGCTCTTTCTGAATTAGCTGATACAACTATATCCTCAGTAGCAACTGGGCATTTGTTGATCTATGATGGTTCAGATTCTTGGGATAACAAAGCAATGAGTGGAGATGCTACTATTAATAGTAGTGGAGCCATTACAATTGCAGCTGACGCAATTCAAGGAACGATGATTAACGATGATGTGGCTGGGGATGGACTTCAAATATCCTCAAATACTCTTGCGGTTAGAGTAGACGATAGTTCTATTGAAACGAATAGTGATGTAATGAGAGTGAAAGCCTCTGGTGTTACTAATGCGATGTTAGCTGGTTCAATTGCAAATGGCAAACTCTCTAATTCAGCAATAACCATAAGTGATGGTTCTAATACGACAGCAACTTCTTTGGGAGGTACCATGACATTTTCAGGTACTTCAAACGAAGTTACAGTTGCTGAGTCAAGTGGAACTGTTACGATTGGTCTTCCAAATGATGTTACTATCGCAGGGAACCTTACCGTTTCAGGTGATACTGTTACCACAAATGTGGCGACTGTAACCGTTGAAGACCCTTTAGTGGCTTATGCAAGTGGTAATAGTGCAAATGCTGTTGATATTGGATTCTATGGTAAGTACGTAGAATCTTCTACAACTAAGTATCTTGGCTTAGCTTGGGATGCAGATCAAACTGAGTTTATCCTCTTTGAGGGTAATCAGGCTGCTCCTACAACCACAGTAAATAAGAGTGGAACTGGATTCTCTTTATCTGACTTAAGACTGGGAACAATTCATGCAGCGACTGTTGACGGTGGCTCATACTAGGAACGGAGTAACATATGGCTCGTAATAATAAAATTCTTCTTATGAAGAAAAGCGGAACTTCTAGTCCAGCCCCGAGTGCAGGTAGTTTGGAATATGGAGAATTAGCTATAAACTATCATGCTGATGTAAGTACTGTCTATTTTAAGGATAGTGACAACACAGTAAAATCTATAATTGGTGGAAATGCAGCTACAGTAGATACTGCGACTGCCTTAGCGATTGCCTTAGGATGATAAATGGCTAATACTTTTAAATTAAAAACAAAACCAAGTCTTACTACAAGTTTAGCTGCTTACTATACTGTACCAGCTGGTACAACTGCTGTTGTTCTTGGAATATCACTTGCTAATATAACAAGTGGTAGTGTAACTGCAGATGTGTTAGTAGTATCAGATACTGCTGACGTAGAAACAAATGCTAATACCTATCTTGGTAAAAGTCTTCCAATACCAGCAGGAGGTACTCTAGAAATTATGCAGGGCAATAAACTGGTCTTGCAAACAACAGATGCTATTCAAGCAAAGGCAAGTGCTACATCTTCTGTGGACTTGCTTATTTCAATTATGGAGATCACCTAGTGGCTTATCATGGTTTTAGACCAGCAGAACAAGCAATACAGATTGGTGACGATGAGATTCTATCATCGCACATCTCTGATGGCGTAATTGTAAATGCGGATGTAAATGCTTCAGCAGCTATCGCTACCTCAAAGGTAAGCGGTGCAGTAACAAGCATAGGGAGTCATGGACTTGGCTCTTTGGCTACGCTAAGTGCAGTTGCTTCTGCTCAAATCACCGATGGCACAATTGTTAATGCCGATGTAAATAATTCAGCCGCTATTGCAACAAGCAAACTTAGCGGTTCTTTAACCTCTGTAGGTTCTCATGGTCTGGCAACTTCTGCCACGACTGATACAACCAATGCTGATAATATATCTTCTGGTACTTTAGTATCAGCTAGGCTTGATGCCGATACTGCACATTTATCTACAACCCAAACATTTAGTGGGGCTAAGACCTTTACTAATGACTATACTGTATTAGATAATACTGCTCAGATGGGTTTAAAAATGTATACAGATGATACGGCTGTTTTGTATGTATATGATAAAAGCGAAGATGCTGTAAAGGGTCGTATAATGTATGAGGGGACTGCATCTGGAGGTGCAAATAGATGGTTATTTCGTACAAATGCAAGTTCTACTAATGCTCTAATATTAGATTCGTCAAGTAACGCCACATTTGCTGGAAAAATAACGACAACAGGTTCAGACGATTATAAATATGTAATATTTGATGATGGTACAAATGCATTATTTTCGCTGACAACCAGTAATAGTGCATTAATTATGGATGTTCAAACTACTGGTTGGGGTGCTTTTGAATCTATGGAATACAGAGCCGATTCCCATAAGTTGTGTATTGGCAGTACGCCCAAATTGACGATTGCATCAGATGGCAACGCCTCATTTGCTGGGGATATAAAGTTTACAGGGACTACTGCATTCAATATTGGCTCAAGGTCATCAGGCGCATCCGCTTGGCTTGGATTCGGGGGAAGTCTAAACAATTTAAAAATAGGTGCATCTGATTTTACTGCTGAAATAGCAGAGTTTAATATGAGTGCTGATACTCCACTACTTACTATAAAACAAACTTCTGCGTATAACGGCATTAGAGTAAACCATCACGAATCTGGTTATTGGGGCAGTATTAGTACAGGCGATAGTGGATACCTTACACTTATAGCGGGTGGTAATAGAGGTATGGATATAAGGGTTGATTCCCAAATAAGATTTTTTACACAACAGAATGGTACTCCTGTACAAAGAATGACAATGGATTCTGCAGGCGAATTTGGCATTGGAACTACAGCCCCTGCACACGACTTACACGTTGAACGAAGTTCTGGGGCAGCTGACATACTGATAAAAAATACTGGGGGTGAATCTTCCTTTTTTATTGATGGCACTACCCTTTCACAGATGTATTTCTCATATAATGGTTCTCATCAATGGCGGTGGCAAGTTCAAAATGGCGGTGCTTTATCTCTTTATGATTATAGTGATAGTTCAGATGCAGTTACAATGGGTGAGGGAAATGCAAGTTGGACTTCTGGTTCAGATGTAAGAATGAAGGAAAATATTGTTGATGAAGGTTCACGATTACAGGATATTTTAGATATTCAAGTTAGACGATTTGATTGGAAACATAGTGGCAAGGCAGGGTTAGGTTTTATTGCTCAAGAATTAAATGATATATGTCCAGAAGCCGTTGTTGTTGGAGATGATGAAGTTTATGAAGATGACAGCACTGATGATTCTCATAAGAAAGGTGATTTAAAAAATCCGTGGCAAATATCTAAAGAATCATTAGTTCCTGCTTTAGTAAAGGCAGTCCAAGAACTCTCAGCTAAAGTCACAGTACTGGAGAACGCATAATGCCATATATAGGACATTCACCAACCAACGCAGGGACATTCTATGTGATAGACGACCTCACTATGAGTTCGAGTACTACCTATACTTTACAAGTAGGTGGTGTAAGTGTAACTCCTAGAGTTGATAGTTTACTTATCACTTTAGATGGAGTAGTTCAGCATACCCCAGATGCTTATACAATAAGTGGCTCAACTATTACCTTTGCTTCTGCACCGGGATCAGGAGTAGACTTCTATGGGATTATCATGGGTCAGTCTGCTTCCTTTGGACAAGGTTCTATTGGAGCCGATGAGTTAAAGGTTACTGGAGATGGATCATCTGACCAGTTCTTAGCTGGTGATGGAGATGGTACATTCACTTTTAAGGATGGTACCTTATCTACTACGACGACTACAGGGGATATAATATACAGGGCTAATTCAAGTGCTTTAGCTAGACTTGGCATAGGAAGCACAGGACAAGTATTAACAGTAGCCAGTGGAGTACCAGCATGGTCTACTGATACAGAGGCATACTTACC